AGTTCTGTCCCACGGAGTTCTGTCCCACGGACTCTTCTATACTGTAGGAAAATATTTCGAGGATAAAAAATAAAAAAATAAAAAAAGCACTTTTGCGGTAACAGCGGTAACGACATGCCTTTTCTATTTAGATTCCAATGTGTTATCTCTGTTACCTCATCCTAAAAGTTGCGGTAACCGTTACCGGTGTCCGGTAACATTTCTGTAAGCTATTGATTTTATTGGGTTGAAATTTATTTTAGTGCAGGGGTTGACTTTCCTGCCCAGTTTGATAATCTGTATAAGTAATCAGAAAGGAATTAAAATGCTACTAGGAATGAACACCATCGATTTTAACACTGCAAACATCATCGTTGATTTTGGTGACGATTGCTACGCAGTACAGCACAAAAACGGAAACGTAGCTATCTACGCAAAAGACGAAGACGATCTGCTACAGATCAGTGCTGGTTCGATGCGCAATCCAAACAAAACTGGTGAAGAAATTGCAAAGGATATGTGGGGAAAATAATCCCCACCATTTAGAAAGGGATACCAAATGACACAACACATTACCAACGACATCGAAGCATTCACGCTGGCACTGAGGCTTGCCGTAAGTGCGCCAACCAATAAGCTTTCAAAAAAAGCAATCAATATAGCTCAATCACTGTCAAAGCACCTTACTCTTAAACAAGTCAATGGAGTAAAAAAAATGCTGGAAAAGGAGGTAGTGTAATGGCTATGTTTGAAGTTATGCTTACTCACACCGTCGTCGAGGTTTTTAAAGTTGAGGCATCCAACGAAACAGATGCTAGTAGAAAGGCTTTGGATGGCAAGGGTGTGTTGGAACAGGATTGGCACTTGGCATACGACAAAGAAACAATGACGTGCCAAAGCAATGGGACAGACCTCTATGTTAAAAATGGAGAATAAAATGAAAAATTGGATGGAAGATATAATTGGTGTTTTCTGTTTGTTCGTAACTTTCTATTGCGTTTTCGTTTTTGTTGGTACAGTCTGGGGATAGTCACACTGCTTCGAATCATTGTGACTACATGTTTCCTCCCAGAAACTTCCCCATTGGTTGCATAAACTGATGGGGTTTATTTTTGTTTTATTATGGGTTACTATTCCATTACAGTTCACCACTGAAAAAAGGTAGGGTAATGGAAAAAACAAAACGAAAAGTTGGAAGACCCAAATTCGAGATCACAGATGACATCATGCAAAAGGCAGAAGACTATGCTGCCAAGGGATTAACAGTCGATCAAATCGCTGCTGTGCTTGGTATTTCTGATGCAACTATCTATGAAAGACAGCACGAATATCCTGACTTTTATGACGCTCTAAAAAGAGGTCGAGGTATTGGTATCGCAAATGTGACAAGTGCCCTCTACGAAAAAGCCACCGTAGATAAAGATCTTGGAGCACAAATATTCTATTTAAAAAACCGGGCAGGTTGGAAAGATAAGCAGGAAATAGAATCAACTGTGGAAACAAAACACATTATAGATCTAACTGGGATAGACAATGAATCACTTAAACAACTTGAATCAGTACTTGAGCAATCTATCACTGGAGCAAGTGAGGGCAGAGAAGTACCGAAGGTCATTAGCTGATTTCACTGAAGCTTCGTTTCCAACTATAGAGCCTGGGGTGGATTACAAAGATAACTGGCATATTCGGGCAATCTCTGAACATCTTCAGGCGGTGGCAGAAGGTGACATCAAACGTCTGATCATCAATGTCCCTCCACGCCACATGAAATCGATCTCTGTTGCCGTTTGCCTTCCTGCGTGGGTTTGGACTTTTCAGCCGGAAAAAAAATTCTTATACGCATCCTATGCTAGTTCTTTGTCGATCCGTGACAGTGTAAAGTGTCGTAGGTTAATCGATAGCAAATGGTATAAAGCTCATTTTGGAGATATGTTCGAGTTAACCAGTGACCAGAACGCCAAACAAAGGTTTGAAAATAATAAGACAGGTTCCAGAATTTCGACTTCAGTTGGCGGGTCTCTTACTGGAGAGGGCGGTGATATTATATGTTTAGATGATGTTCACAATATGGTAGAAGTAGAGTCGTCTACTGTTCGTGAAGGTGTGTTGGAGTGGTGGGATCAGGCGATGCAGACACGTTTAAACGATCCTAAGACTGGCGCATTTATAATAATTATGCAGCGCGTCCACGAATCTGACCTCACCGGGCACATCCTGGCAAACGAAATCGAAGGAGAATGGGACCATTTATGCTTACCAGCAAAATATGAAATCGGACACCCAACTCCAATCCGGTCCAGTCTTAATTTCACAGACCCCAGAACTCAAGAGGGGGAACTTCTTTGGCCCGAAAGAATTGACCAAAAAACATTGGATTCTCTTGAAAGAAGCTTGGGTAGTTATGCAACAGCAGGACAACTCCAACAACGCCCTATGCCTAAAGGCGGTGGTATATTAAAAGCTGAGTGGTGGGTTCCGTGGGAAAACGCTGACCTGCCGGACAATGTGGAGTATGTTCTCCAGTCGTGGGATACGGCTTTTAGCACGAAGGAAACTGCTGACTATTCTGCCAGAACAACGTGGGGTGTATTCCGACATAAAGGAGTGATGTGTGCTATTGTGCTGGAGATGTGGTACGGTCGAGTTGGCTACCCTGAGCTACGAAAACTTGCTCAAGAGGCGTATCATGACTTTGAACCGGACACAGTCCTGATCGAGAAAAAAGCAAGTGGCCAGTCCCTTATACAAGACTTAAGAATTGCAGGGATTCCAGTCATTGCGTATTCCCCTGATAGAGACAAGCAAGCTCGTGCTCATGCCAGTAGTGCGTTGCTTGAAGATGGTCGAATTTTTTATCCTGCGAACAAAAAATGGTGTCAAGATCTTATAAACATTTGTGCGATATTCCCCGCAGGAAGAAATCGAGATATAGTTGACTCTGTGACACAGGCATGGTTAAGATTACGCAAAGGTTGGTTTGTTGGTCACTCGACGGATTACGAGGATGATGAAGCTCCTGAAAAAAGAAGGATGAGTTTATATGGCTAGAAAACCGATATCTCTTCAGCAAGATATGATTCCATTTACAGAAAGCGCCCCTTCTGATGAATTGATTGTTGAGGAATTTGGAGATGACGTTTTAATTGGTGACCCTTCTCTTGATGATGTCCCAGAAAAAGACGAGGAATTCGGAAACAATTTAGCTGAAGATCTTTCCTCCAAAGAGCTACTGTCAAAAGCCTCATCGCTAGTTGCCTACTATAACAATGATCGTGAAGCTCGCTCTGATTGGGAGGAGCGATACAAGAAAGGTTTGCAGACACTAGAGCCTGAAGGTGGCATGGACGAAGCTGAGGAGGAGCGCGCTGTTCGAGGTTTATCGACGGTGGTTCATCCGATGATTGCTGAAGCTGCCACTCAGTTTAACGCCAGAGCTATTGCCGAATTATATCCGTCAGGTGGTCCTGTTAAGACAGTTATTGTCGGAGATCCTGATGAAGAGCTTGAGGAACAGGCGCGCAGGGTTCGCCAGTTCATGAATTATCAGGTCACCCAAGAAATGCCTGAGTACTTCCCTGATTTGGATCAGATGCTTTTTCACCTACCACTTGTTGGTCAGACGTTTAAAAAAGTCTGGTGGGACACAAACTTGGACAGGCAATGTTCGCAGTTTGTAAGAGCGGAAGACTTTGTCGTCGCTCCGGAAAGCAAAGACTTGTATACGTCTCCACGATATACGCATGTCATTAAAATGCCAAAGAATGATTATAACCGATATGTTCAGTCTGGATATTATCTTCCGACTGAAGATAACGCTGATGACATTTCTAATTCAGATAGTGTTATTGGAGAAATAGAAGGTCTTGATACTTTTGCTTCTGATGCTCAAGATGACGTCATCACGCTACTGGAAATGCATGTTTATGATTTGTTTGACGGTATTGATGATGACGATATAGAAGATGATAACGCAGTTGCAATCCCTTACGTCGTGACGATTGACCATGACAATGAAACCATTGTTAGCATTCGAAGAAACTGGAACCAAGATGACGAAAGAAAAATAAGAAGAGATTGGTTTGTATCTTATAAATTCTTACCAGGTTTAGGGTTCTATGGCTTTGGATTGTATCATTTGATAGGTGGGTTGGGTCGTGCAGCGACTGGATCTCTCAGGGCTTTACTTGATTCCGCTGCTTTTGCAAACATGCAAGGTGGCTTTAAATTAAGGGGTCGAGTGCAAGGGGGCGAAGTACAGGTTAACCCAGGTGAGTTTGTTGATATTGATGCCACAGTGGATGATGTAAACAAGGCTATTATGCCACTTCCATTTAAGGAACCCAGTGGGGCGTTATTCAATCTTCTTGGCTTAATTGTTGACGCTGGACAGAGATTTGCTAGCACGGCTGATTTAAATGTCGGGGACGTTAATCCCAATGCGCCAGTCGGAAGCACGGTTGCTTTAATTGAGCAAGGGTCAAAATCGTTCTCAGCAATTCACAAGAGATTGCATTATGCTCAAGGTCAAGAGTTTAAATTACTCGCTGATTTAAATGCTGAAAATCTTCCTGAAGAATTCAAGTTTTCGTTATCTGGAAGCAGTGAGATTGTATACGCGAGTGATTTTAATGACCGGATAGATATTGTTCCTGTCAGTGATCCAAATATATTCAGCACGGCTCAGAGAATTGCTCAGGCTCAATCTGTATTGCAAATGGCTCAATCGGCCCCTCAATTGCACGACACTTATGCAGCGTACAAAAGAATGTATGAGGCGTTACGAATACCAAACATTGAAGAGATATTAAAGAAGCCTGAAGAGGCGTCACGCATGGACCCGATTGACGAGAACATGTCGATTATGTATGGGAAGCCGATAAAGGCGTTTGTTGATCAGGATCATGATTCGCACATTGCGGTTCATATGCAGTTTATTCAAGATCCCTCATTGGGAGGCAATCCTGGTGCTGCAGGGGTCCAACCTATTCTTATTGCGCACATTGCGGAACACATTGCGTTATTATACAGAAATCGTATGGAGGCGAGTGTCGGTGTACCATTACCTCCTGTTCCAGATTTCAAGGCTGAGAATTACAAGTTTGAAGACATCAATCCGGAACTTGATAATTTGATAAGTCAACGCGCAGCTCAAGTTGTCCAGCAGTCACCTCAGATGAAGCAGATAGCAGCAATTACCGCGAAACAGGGTCAGGAAGGTCAAGAGCCAAACCCATTGCAATACGCACAACAGTTAGCTCAACTTGAGACGGAAGCGTTAAAAGCGAGAACGCAAGCTCAAATCCAAGCTGATCAGGCTAAGGCTCAATCTTCAATTCAGATTAAACAAGCTGAAGCACAACAAGATATGCAAATAGAAGCAACAAAAGCACAGGCAGATCTACAGGCAAAAATCACCAAGCTCCAAGCTGAATTGCAATTAGAGCGTGAAAAGAATGCAAGCAAGATGCAAATGGAAAGAGAAAAGAATGCAGCGGAACTGCAAATGGAGGCAATAAAGAATGTCACCGAATGACATGTTATCGTCCATTAGACCTATAAATCCATCAGCATTTGGTCCTGTTAAACAACAGATGCCTCCACAGGGAATGCAGTCGCCACCTCCACAGGGAATGCCTCCACAGGGAATGCCTCCACAGGGAATGCCTCCACAGGGAATGCCTCCACAGGGGCAGAACCCAGAAGGTGACAAGATGACAAGTTACTTGATGGATAAAGTGGAAGAGATTAAGAAGCGTTTAGGTCAGGGCGACGTTGGTGCATTATCAAATGTTACTAAAGCTATGAGAGGTTAATTATGAATAATTACGGTGCTTTAAAATCACTACCTGCACAGACAACTATTAAAGGGCAACCTCACCAGTTGAGTTATATCACGCATCAAGAAGCTGGTATTTTAAAAAGACTGGGTGGGTCTGGAGAAAATTTTAATGGAGTTCCTGCATACGTTAGAACAGATGATTATGTTCCAAGTAACACTACATCATATGCTGACATGAACCCTAATGTATCGGCAGGTTATCAACAAGCTCTTGATTCTGGATATACAGGTGCAAGCGGTGGTGGCGGTGGTGGCAACAATAGTAATAAACCTCAAACAGATGCGTCATATTTCAATAGCTTGGGTGATGACGAGCAAATGGCATTACTTCTTGAAAACAACAGAATAGCAAATTTGGAAGCTGACCGTATAAATCAAATTAAAGCCGATGCGTTGGCAGAGCAAGCTCTACTTGAAGAGAGGGCTGTAAAAATAGAAAAGGCACGAGAACGGGTAAAAGCCGCGAGAGATGCCGAAGCTAATGCAATAACAGCAACGCCACCTTCTTCCACAGGACAAGTAGGAGATGTTTCCGAAGAACTAACTAGATTGTCTGGTGATACGACGGAAACCTCTGTGAATCCAAACAGCATGGTTTTTAGTAAAGATGGTAAAGTTGTGACTTCCACGTTAGATGGAAATACATTTACAAATGAGTATCTTGATCCCGAAGTTTACACAGCAATGACAGGAAATAAAGCTCCTACAGGCATTGAGTTGTATGATCGTGATGACGTCAATGCAAGTGATTTAAGGATGAGCGCACCAAAGAGCAACTCAACATTCAAGGAATCACTTTTTGGTTTGTTTTCTGATCCTACAGGGGTAGGAACACGTTCATACTTTGTCCCTGGTTATGGAGATGTCATGGCAAGCTCTCCAGCAGAGGCGTATGAGAAAGCTCAGTTTTTTAAAGACAACCCTGAGCTGGCAGCGAGTTACGCAAAAGGGTTAGGTGCTCCTGACTTTGTTACAGGCGATACGGATGGTGACGGAATAATGGATACTTATTCCGGTGGTGCTGATGTTCGAGTTGGTGACGCTATTACAGATCCAAATTTCGATCCGAAATTAAATCCAACCACCGCTAAATACTATGATGATTATTTTCCCGCTCAAGCGGATAAGTTTGACGCTGATGGAAATATATATGA